ATGAAGGAAAATATGGTGTCCATCTTCCTGCCCCGCGGCAGAAAAAATGAGGAGAACTTCGTGATCGTGTCCGTCAACGGACGGAGCTGGAAGATCATGAAGGGCGTGCAGGTACAGGTGCCCGACTACGTGGCGGAGGTGCTGGAGAACAGCCGCATGATGGCGGAGACCGCCCGCCGCTATGTGGACGAGCGGGCCAACTGACATGGACAGAATGACGGCGGGGCAGATGCTGGGCAGGGTGGACGCCCTGCTGCCCAACCAGTACGGCAGAGAGGAGAAGATGCAGTGGCTGGCGCAGGCCGAGGGCTTCGTGCTGCGGGAGGCGGAGCAGGTCACAGGGGCGCTGCCGCAGGTGACGGAGGAGTACGCGCTGACGGCGGCGGCGCCCTACGACGAGCTGTACCGCCACTATGTGGAGGCGCAGATCCACTACGCCAACGGCGAGATGGCGCGGTACAACAACGCGGCGGCCCAATGGAACAACGCCTTTCTGACCTACAAGGATTATCGGTGCCGCAGGGAGCGGCCTCAGCGGAGCGCGGCGGCACTGCGCCTGTTTTAAGGAGGTGGGGGGATGTATTTTCCCAAGCTGACGGCGCCGGCGCAGCGGCGCGTGACGGTGGACCGGTTCCTGGGGCTGGACCGGCGGGCGGGCAGCGCCATGGGCTGCTTTCAGAATATGGAGAATCTGTGGAGCGGCGGGTACCCGGCGCTGGAGACCCGTCCGGCCAGAGGCGAGGCTGCGGTACTGAGTAAGCCCAACGGGCTGACGTGCCGCGATGCGCTGGTGTGGGTGGACGGCACGGCACTGTACGTAGGCGGAGAAAAGACGGGGCTGGCGCTGTCCGACGGCGAAAAGCAGCTGGTGAACATGGGGGCGTACCTGTTGATCTGGCCGGACAGAAAGTACATCAACACGCAGGACCTGTCGGACTTCGGCAGCATGGAGAACCGGAACGTCACCGCGGGAGAGGTGACGACGGCGCTGTGCAGAAGCGGCGGCGAGGAGCTGGGGAACTATGCCGCAGGGGCGGCGGCCCCTGATGCGCCGGAGGCGGGCACTCTGTGGCTGGATACCTCCGATGCCGAGCCGGTGATGAAGCGGTACGACGGCAGCGCGTGGCTGGACGTGGAAAACGTGTGTACCAAAATATCCGCCGCCGGTATCGGACGGGGCTTCGCCGCCGGAGACGGCGTGACGGTGGAGGGCTGCGAGGCCCAGACCCTCAACGGCCTGCACGTGCTGGATGCGGCGGGCGATGACTGGATCGCGGTGCCGGCGGCGACAGCCAAGGTGGGGAGCCAGACGGCGGAGGTGACGGCGGCGCGGCGCGTGCCGGACATGGACTTCGTGGTGGAGCAGGGCAACCGGCTGTGGGGCTGCAAGTACGGTGTGGCGGACGGCGAGACGGTGAACGAAATTTACTGCTGCACGCTGGGGGACTTCAAAAACTGGGAGTGCTATCAGGGCGTGTCGACGGACTCGTGGCGCGCGAGCTGCGGCACGGACGGAAG